GATTGATCTCTTGATTAAGATTGCATCTGGTGCATTTGTAATCATAGGTTGGCAAGTTAAACACTTCCTTATCATGTATGACCCACATCCAGAGCATCGGTCTATGTCTGCCTCTGTAGGTTCTTTGTCTAGGTGACCATATCTTAATATGAGTAGTGGCAAGAGATCCTCAAGTCTGATGATCGCGGCATAGTCACGCGCATCTTCACCCTGTCCGTTGAGTCTGATAACCCCAAAGCCTAATTCCCCCGAAATGGCTGTGCGACTTTTCAGCTGTGCTAAATATGCTTTCGGTTGAAATCCAGCGCGGGCTTTGACTTCAACATCGAATGGCACATTAACAATATCCTTGCCACTACCCCTTCCCACACATGCGCCTTGCCATACAGTCGATAAATACTGTGCGACAACACGCTCTGTGCGGAAACCTCTGTGCTTCCTATGTTGGGTCATAGGTGATGCTTATTCTCACAATTCTTGCAGAAGAATAGGACAGCACCATCATGGATGCGATCATACTCATTGACTTGAGCGAATGAATCGCAGTCCGAACAATTCTCTACGCCACCATATCCGCTAAAGCTGTATATGTGACGATCTACTGGAGATCTATAAATCTCATCGAAGTTGAACTTAGCCATTGACTGCCTTGCACTTTCTGCATTGCCAAGTACCTGCTGTCAATACTCCGTCTTTAATCACTGCTGGAATGATGATGTCATGAGCTTCAGTTGGCTCATTGCAAAGCTGACAGTTAATCACTGTGATCATAGGAATATCATCCAGATCAGTCCACTCACCATCTTTATCTATGTTATAAACCTCGATGTACCCCATTACACTCTCGCCTTCTGTGGTTGAAACTTCCCATCTGATCCCAAGTTGTACCACTTGGTAGGGCAACGATGTGCCGATGAGATCGCTGTATTACAGAAGTAGCCACCCCATGCCTTGCCATTCTTTTCACCCTCACGCCACTGCATATGTCCATGCTCGCAGCTTGGTGCTTCTACTGCCTCACCTGTTCCCATGATCGCAGCTACATTTTCCATAGCCTTTTCAAGTGTGACAGGTGCATCGACTACGCCCCTATATTCTCCGACAGGTGTAGTCCAGTAATCCTGATCATCTGCCTTGACATCTTGGAGTGGGGGCTTTACTACTTTTGTAGCAACGACTTTAGTCATTTCCTCTCGGCTTGGTCTCTTTCCTTTAGGCGCATAACCTGCATTTGCAAGTGCTCTGCCGATTGCCGAAGTCTCACAATTCTCCAGTGCTGAAGTCTGATTAACGCCTCGGCTAGTAACTGTTTCTTCAGCGTACCCTGTTGCCCATGCAACGCCATCTTCAGCATTCTTGAATAGATAAGCTTTAACGATGTATCGAGAAGCCTCGACAACTTCCAGTTCAGTAGATATACGGAACGAAGGATAGTCCTTAATAAACTTTTCAAGTCGAACCTCCACTGGTTCATAGTCGGCTAAATTAAACATAGAGTTCATTCTCCTCTGTTGCTAGTTGCCCTGCGAGTGCTCCATAGCTGCATAGATCGACCCAGTTGTCGATGTGTTGGGCTGATTGATTAGTCCGTGCAAGTTTAACGAGCACCATGATCCCTGCGACTTGATAATCGTGGATCGGTGTCTGTAGGTATGCACTGAGGAGCATTGCGGTGTGTTGCAGGTTATCCGCAGGGTGACCATACGATAGCCCACGATCGCGGATTGTGTCTGTTGCGGTAAGTAGGATCTCATTAGCGCGCATCTGTTGTCACTCGCTGAAATGACTTAGCCACGATCAAGCCTTCGCGCTTGCCTTCGTTAAAGCCTTTGGCCCAGCCTACTAAATACCATAAAGCATTAGCTGCGAGTAGCAGCACAATCATTGGCATCTCAAAGCTCATTGTATTTCCTATCTGCATCCAGTGCCCTCGACTGGCTTACAGAATTAGTGTGACAGAAGTGTCCGACTAATCAAGCACATTCTGATAACGAAATGATAACGATTCTCCCTCGTCCACGGCATCATCTAAGGTGCGCTTGATGTCAGGCGTAAAGTCGTCCATATAGGGTGAACGATCCGTCCTTGTTAATTGGCACTAAGAATGGGCTAACTCGATCTCCGTGTGTCTCAATGACTGCCACAGACATCTGCCAATTAGCACTGCCAGCCTTAAGATAAGAGGCTTTCTTTTTGTCCATAACATTTCCTGCTTCTAAGCCCCAAAGAGTCCTGTATTGGCTTCCTAAGCCTTCTGTATAGGCACTTATGCCAGCCCTGTGAGTGTGTCCACAGACTACAGACTTACCGAATTTCTTAGCCAAGCCAAGAGCTGTAAGCCCTGCATTGCTATTCATCGATCCTTCGTCTCCGTGGACTAAGACCCAGCCCTTATGGAACTCAAATGGCTTTTTATGAAAACGAATCCCCAAGTCATTGAAACCCATAAAGCGGGAGTACTCGAGTTCTGGAAGTCCGATGAGGCTAGGAGCTCCTCTAACGAGAGTGTGGTATAGACGATCGGTGTGGTTGGATCGAGTGATGTCGGTAGTGCCGAGATCCCATAGGATGTTTTGAGCCAGACTTCGATCATGATCTAGCTGCCCTTCATACTCCAGATGAGTGCCTTTAGCCCACTTTGACTGGCTCTGCATATCAAGCTCATCGCCTGTGTTTAGGACTAAATCGAATTTCTCGCGCTTTACTAACTTAATAAGATTCTTAACGGCTTGCTCATGATGAAAGGGAATCTGTAGATCCGAGATCACCAGGTATCTGCGTTTAGTCATCATCCTCATCTTCGTAATCGCCGAACTTCTCTGGCTCGACTGGATCAGGTAAGATCCAACGCGGATAAGAGGGAACATCTGTAATCATGAACAGCGCAATGCCTTCAGTAAATCCTGCTTTGCGTAATGATTTCCAGTACTCATGCAACCCAATGCAATAAGCATCGAGCTTTGAGTAACCTTGTTCCTCTAACGCCTTAGTTGCTTTTCTTGCCATAGCACAATGCTACCTGTCAAGCAAGATGTTATAGATCTCATCGACTCGCGTGTTGAGTCTTTTGATCTCAGACAACAGGTGTGTAATTACATAGCCAGACAAGCCACCAAGAGCTGCGATGGTGGCAAGGTACAGCGTGAAGAAGTCGGACTGTGTCACTTCTTGATGCCCATAGAAGGATCATTAGGTGAAAGGTAACGAAGCACCGGTGGAAGGATTGATGCGATACCTGCTGCGATAAGAGCCTGTGGATCTGTGACCCCTGCTGCATACATTGAGATTGCTGCTACTAAGAAGGCTCTAGCCCAAGATCCTGCTGCTGTCTTTAGTTCATTCATTAGATGCTCCTAACATAGGTACTTGAAAAAAAGCCCCATCATTGTCAGCTTCTTTCTTAAAGCTAACATGCATGTGCTTAGTGTGTTTGTTAGCCCCTGTGTAATTGCGCCACTTCCAGTTAAGGATGTGCGAACAGATTCGTCCATCGTAAATGATGTAACTAATACGCTTGTCTTTCTTGGATCTGGACAAGGTACGAAGCTGATCAGCAAGATCTCCCATGATGTCTGGCTTACCGCCCTTGAATAAGTCTTTGTCCACATCAATGGCACGAACCCAGCCCTGCTCATCAGGATTATGATCTGACTTGCGAGCAGCGTGTCGGGTATCACCGATCCAACCATCCGATGTGCGGTCACGATCTGGGAACGAATCATCGAACTGTTCGCGTAGCTGTATCGCTGCCTTACTTAGCTTCGGCTTCATCGATCACACTCGGTGTGGATTGTTCCGCTTGTTGCTTGTCGTAAGCCTCTTTGGTCATTGAGTGCATTGACCCGTTTTCGTCTGTCCAGACTACACAATCAACGCCTTCTGTGTTTTTATAGTTTTCCATTTATAACTCACATCCTGTAAATAGAATCGAACCCGAAGCATTTGTTATTTGTAATTTTACTGGAGTGCTTGAGACTAAAGTAGGCGAACCTGCTGTAGTTGTCGCGTTGATTGAGAAAGTGTCAATTGATGAAGTATTCATCGTTAGTGCAGTTGGGCTTCCACCGCTAAAGCCTGTGTTATAGACAGTAAAATGTGAAACATTTGAAACTGTCATACCAGTTGGCGCGACTCTTGCAGTTACTGGAAGTTTTACAACATACTGACTACCAGTTGTTGAATAAGTAAATCCAAGTGCTTCATAACTCAATCCGCTAATTGCTGGCAAGTAACGCTGACAAGCGGCTAATTCTCCTTGGATTGTTCCTGCATAAGTGCGGAAAGGTAGGGCAACGCTGCCCACGTCAATCTGTACGCCTGTAATTTCAAAGAAATCGGCTGCTCCTGCAGTACCAGTTGGTGCAAAATTAAAATACACCGCCATTTCAGTCGTTGTTGTAGGAACTGTCGCGCTTGCAGTAAATCGTTGCCAAGTTGTTGTTAAAGTGGCAGTTGAAGAAATTGTGTTGGCTGAACCTGTGTATGTTCCGACAACGCTTTGATCTGTTCCTGTGCCTGTTACTAAATAAAAAGGCAACGCATTAGAGGTTGCAGAATAATTTGCACCTCTGCGAGCATAAAACGACAATGTGACAGTTTTCCCTGCATACGGTATTGAATTGATTGTCTCAAAAGATTGTGTGAATGGAATTGCTGTTGTATCACTACTTCCATTTGCTCTTTGAACTCTCGCGCAATACTGAATAAATGGCAAATTAGTTGTATCGCCAGTTGCTTGACGTGAAGCGCTTGCTTGACCACCAGCATATAGATTCCAGCGGTCTGCTGCGTATACACCACCACCAGCACCAGTGATACTTGT